GGTATGTCCCAAAGTATTCTATTGTTTGGTTGTGCTGCATAATTGCCATCATCTAAGGCTAATATATGAGCGCACTTATGTTCGTGCGGTATTTCTGAATGATCAGTATCTACTATATTACTCTCTGGGTGTCCCCAGTCAATAGTAAATAAATATTTTCCTGGGTGTACTTTCTTATCTTTCCCGAAGTATTTACCTGCTTGTCCATCTAAAATGTCATAAGAAGTGACAGCAGGATAATAACTAAAACAATTCCATAACTGAAGTTCATCCAACCTACGTTCAGGAACTTCTTTTGCTTCAAAGCCTCTTTGTATGAACGCAGAGATTGGTAGACGGTAGAAGACCGCACCATTTTCCATAATTGCGTGGAACAAAATCGGACGACCAGTAATCGAAGCCATGCCGAAGATAATACAATCTTCAACTTCGCCATGATTAGTTTTAAGATCATAAAGATACTCTCTTCGAATCTGTGCATATGTTACAGGTATGTTTGCATTCAGATAAGCCATGTGTCATTAGAATACGATTATGCCAATAACAACACCAACAACAAAACCTATAACATATTCTCTATGTAAAAGAGCTGACTCTTTAAGTTTGTTTATTATTTTTTTCATAGTTCCTCCTATTTAATTGAACCCCAATTTGGTCCAGACTCACAGTCTACTTTATTAGGTAGTGCTAGGTCAACAGCATTTTCCATAATGTTTTTAATTTTATCTTCATTGCCGTCAACAGATATATCTAATTCATCATGTATCTGTATATGCGGTATGATACCTTCTTTGTATAATTCTAACATAGCTTTTTTAGTCATGTCCGCAGCTGAACCCTGTATTAATTTATTTAAAGCTTTGTAAGTAAATGCTCTACGTGTAGGATTTTTATGCCAATAATTTTTTTGCGGGTTACCATCTTTGTCTTTTAAAATTTCTCCTTCATCATCTTTTATATATGGACCCATTGCTTGCAAGTCTTCCATTCGTTCTTGATCTTCCGCTGGTACGTACTTACCCCAATCACTTCCTCTAAGTATAGGTTCGTACTTAGGAAATCTACATCTTCTACCAAGTAAAGTTTTAATTTGACCTTTGTTAGATGCAGCGCTCATTATTTTATTCATTAATTGTTTTACAAAAGGAACTTTAGAATGATATCTGTCAAATAATTCCTCTGCTTTACTTTTACTAACTCCTAGTTCTGCTTGAAGTTTTGCTTTACCCATTCCATAAAATAATCCTAGGTTAATTGTTTTTGCTTGAGTTCTAGGAATCTGCGCCATGTCTGCTACAATTCTATGAAAGTCTGTTGATGCATCATTATCATAAGAATCAGCTATGGTATTAACTGAAGGCAAACCAAATTTTAAAGCATAGTGTGCTACAAGCCTTGGTTCCTGTTGCGAGTAGTCAAAACAACCCCACTTGCATCCTTCTTCAGGTATAAATAAACTTCTAATTAAAGGACCAGTGTCCGGATCTCTTGCAGGGATTTGCTGTAGGTTTGGATTTTGATAAGAGAATCTACCAGTAACGGTTCCACCATCGTCAGACCTAATCTGATTTATCTCTGCATGTATTCGTCCTTTATGTTCATGCTCTAATATGGTATCAATAAAAGTTGTATTAATCTTATTAATCTTTCTTGCCTCGGCTATTTTTTGAATAATGGGGTGAGGGTGATTTAATAAAAAATTTTTGGTAAAAGATGGAGAACCTGTTTTTTCAGTGCGTTCAAATGGTAGGGAAAGTTTTTCAAAAACTTTCGCAATACTCCTTGCCGCCCATATTTGAACGTCTTCTTGTGTTTCTTTTTTTATCTCTTGTAATAATAATTGCTCTTGTCCAATTAATTTTTTCTTTAATTCATATGCTCCTTGCGTATCTACTCGAACACCTAAGAAACGCATGTCGACTAAACAAGGAAAAAGATCAGTCTCCAAATTAAAAATTTCTTCTAGGTCTTGTTCCAACATTAATTTTTTTACATGCTGCCAAAGTTTAAAAGTTAACTCTGCATCTTTTTCAGCATAAGCTCCTACTTCGTGTGCAGGTAACTGCCACATATCTGCTTTAGCATCTAGTCCTCTTGCCTTTGCCGCTTCAGTTAAAGCTTTCTCACTTTTGCCTTCGTTTAAAAAATGCCATGACAAAGTATTAAGAGTATATGAAAATCTGTTTTCATCTAACAGAGAAGAAGCAATCATGGTATCAACAATTAAACCATTGATTTTTATACCTAAATTGCGTATCCAGCAAACGTCATACATAGCGTTGTGAAAGATTTTTGTAGCAGGACATGCGCAAATATCTTTAAACCATTCTAAAGTTTTAACCCTGTCCATGTTAGGACCTTCTTTATGAGCTATAGGAAAATACCATTTGTCATTATATGTAGCGACCGCAATACCTACAACTTCACCATTGCCAATCACCGCTCCGGATCCTTTCTTTTTTAAATCTGGATCTCTTGTTTCTAAGTCAATTGCAATTTCATCATAATCTCTTAGATCAGGGTACTCTGTTTTCTGTACCCATTCTGTTTGTGGTAAAATCATTTCTTTGTCATGTCTTTCATTTTAAGTAATTCTAATTCACAGTAGTGTATTATTTTTTTAATATCCTCTGCGCCTCCTTTACGTTGATAGCGACAAACGTATTTTACAACGTTACCCTGGAAGAATGATAAATCGTTTTTAGAAATAAACTCATATGGCTGAATAGGAAACTTGGTGTAGTGATTCCCGCCGACCTGAGTATATTGTGGAAACGCTTCATCCAATATAGTTTTATTTGTCATAGTAAGTACTCCTTTATTATCTTTTTTGCTTTTAGTTTAAATAGATTATTTCTTGCTCTCGTGATGCCAACATACCACACTCTATTCTCCTCATCTTGTTTGTCAACACTTAATCTAATTCCTTTTTGAACTTTACTACCCTGGTGTAAAGATAGAATTACATTATCTTCTTCGCCTCCTTTTGCCGCATGAATAGTTGACAACCATATTCGAGCACGTTCATTTAATTTTTCATCACTAGCTATTAAATTTCTTATGTATAAAATTTCTTTTTGATCAGCATTAAATATATCATACCACGGAATTTTTTTATCCCATTTTCCATCTGGAATAAATTCTTTTACTTCATTTATTTCTTTTGGTTCTAACACTCCTTCTATAGTCCATTTAGTATAAGCTGCAGCTGCATTGTATAATCCTACTTTAAAACTTTTTCCTTTATTACTTTGATAATATAAATTTTTCTTTTTTAATTCTTTCATAATCTCCAAAAGATTACTCTTAGTTCTAGTAAGTATTAACCATTTACCTTTTGTTAAATCAATTTGTCCTAAATTACTAATGTGAGACGCAAAACCCTCTTGCGCCCGTGGCAAGTATTCTTTATGTTTCCTGATGCCTGCTATACGACTCACTGGTATTTGTGATTCCTGTTGCACGGCTCTTGAGATTCTACGCGAGTATCTAAGTACTCTTTCCTTTGCAGGTTCATTTATAAATCTATTTACATCAGCGCCAGCCCAAGCGAAGATAGCTTGATCGTCATCACCCGCTAAATATATATGATCACAATGATTTTTTAATTTATCATACAGTCTCCATTGAAGTGGTGAAAGATCTTGTGCTTCATCAATAAAGACAGCTTTGAAAGAAGGCATCTTTTCTGCAGGTAAATCTAAAATCATTTCAATCATGTCATTAAAGTCCAAGATGTGATTCTTTTCTTTAAATTCTTTTAGGTTTATAGCTATGTGTTTTAATACATCCCAATCAATTTCTTTTTTGTCGTGTTCATTTCTGTCAAACTCTTCTCGTATAGTTGTTCCTCTATTAATAGCTCTTCCAATTAATTGGAAGTAGGGATTATCGCATGTAAGAAAGTGAGTTTCTTCTTCATTATATTTATCAGAAAAGTTTACACGAATATTTAATTTTTTTCCCAGCTCTTCGTAATGATAGGGCTGCATAACTTGTTCTTCAGTAAGTCCAAGTAAATGAAAACAGAAGGCATGTAGAGTTTGAAAGTATGGTACTTTTTTCTCTGACACACCTATTCTGTTTCTCGCTTCCCCCGCGGCTTTCTTTGTAAACGCAAAGTAACCTATCTTATGATAAGGTGTTCCGGTTCTAATGTAAGCTTTAACTCTTTTAAGAAGTCTAAAAGTTTTTCCTGTACCTGGTGGACCGTAAATCTTATGAATCTTTTCCATTGGCTCTTTTAAATGAATCTACTAATTTACCCTTCCATCCAAAGTTACCAATGTGGGTTGTCTCTCCGTCTGCTACTCCATATAATTTAAATCCTGCTCCTTTGATTAAATTACAGAAATGCACGTCTTCACCCCACCACATTCCATTTTTATCAAATGTTGTGTCCCAGAAGTTATAAAAATAATTATTTGCTTCATGAGATATTATTTCTTTTTGTTTTATTTTTAAATGTGGAAGATCTTTCATTAATCTTTCATAAACTCTTCTGTGAATCAGCGTAAGCCCCGCAGGTCCTTTATTTAATTCAACAAGTCCTTTGTTATCAACATTTATATTCTGATGGTCTTCAAATTCTACAGAAAATGTTACTGATTGGTCTTGAGTTTTTTTCCTATATGGAACACAGATTACATCTTTTTGTGCTACAATCATTCTTCCAACCACATCTGGTTCGAACTCCATATCCGCGTCAACGAATAATTGATAGTCCATCCCTGACTCTAAAAACATTGCCGTCAATACATTTCTGCCGTATCCTACATACGGACATTTAAAAGTATTTAAGGTTGATTTAATTTTAGCGACTGTAAATTTATCCATTAGTTTAACTAAAGATAAACATGTTGCCACTTGCATGGTATCATATGCAGGCATGCATACTGATACACTTGGTACTGGTGTCGTCATACTATTTGCTCCTTGTCTTCTATTATTATTTTTTCATCTGGTATTTCTTCTTTTTCTAAATCTGCAATCGGCAGCTTTAAAACTCTTAATGGTGGAAATGATTCTTTATTTTCTTTTTTAGGAAATCTTTTTTGACAATCAAAATCTCCTTTAAAATATTGTTTAATCATCGTACCTGTTCTTGACCTGTCTTTGTTCCATTCATTTCTTCTTATTTCTTCGTAGAATTTATCATAATCAAAATAATAAAACTCTTCGTCTTTTAGAACAGCTCCACTTTTAAATGCAGCAAAAGTTGTTGCTTGAGGCCCGTTGACATAATCAATAATATATTTTTTAAGCATGTCAGTTGGGTTAGTTCCAGCTACAGGTTTTAAGTTGTCCATGTTAGCCCACAGTCCATCTAAGATAACTTGATATTCAGCGTTCTTTATAATTGGAGGAAAGATTGAAGTTTGCTCGGCAATCAATGCTCTCATTTCTTTCATCTCTGCAATCTTTTTTATATTTCTTGCATGCACTTGTTTTACTTTACCGCTTTCTAAATTTACATCAACCATAAATTCTGGTTCTGGTTTATAATTTATTCTAATTAATCCGCTTAACTCTGGCCATGTTGTGCTTCTATGACTACCAACTCCAAATTTTCTTTTTAAACAAGTTCCCTTTGCACAGTAAGCAGAGATTGGTAAGTCGCTACATTTAAATCCTTTAGTTTCATTCTTCCAGTATTTAATTTTTTCTTTTACTTTTTCATCACCCCATACATCATCATACTGTATATAATTTCTAGCCGCTTCTAATACTTTCTTTTCCCACACTTCAGCAAATTTCTTTTTAGCAAAGACCATGTAATTGTATAAGAATCGATCTCTTTCATCTTTAAGTTTTTTACCGTTGTCATCTATTTCTTTACAAATCATTTGTAGACATGGAGGACCATCATTAAATTCTTCTGGTCCACCAGTTATAATTTCATTAATTTTTTTATTACCTATTTCTTTTAGAGAATCTTTAGTTTGAAGATTTAAACTAACTACTTTTAAAAATTCCTCTAGTTCCATTTTAGTACCATCTGGTTTATAAGCTTTTCTTTCTGAACGTTTGTAATAAGGTAGGTTAATAAAACTACCAGATGTTTTTTCATTATTTTGATTAGTACCTAAGTGAGTCTGTTTAGGAAATATTTCTGTGTTGTGTGGAAGTTTAAATAAAAATAATAAGTTAGATAGAAATTCTCTAATTAAAGTTGATGATACTTTTTCTTTTGTAAAAACGTATATGTGCAGTCCCCCACTTTTAGATTCTATGGGAATTACAGGTAAATCTTTTTCTTCAATAATTTTTAAATATTTTTGTAGATTAAAACTTTTATAATCTTTAGGATCTATATCAATAGCGCCAAAGCTTGCTTGCGCATTGTCATCACATGGTTGAATTCCAATTGCTTTATTACCATTTAAATGTGCATCGTAATCTGCTTGTGTAATAGCACGTTTAGACCAACCATAATCACCAGGATCAAATTTTAGTTTGCCACTCTCTGGTTCTATGTAGCCGTTCTCCACATTACAGAATCCATAATCTCTTTCTAGACCATTAAAATATTTTCCAAATTCTTTCATAAATTAAGTAGGGCGCCTCTACTCTCGCTTCAGCGCCCCTGTTGCAACCTTTCCTTGCGCGGAAATTATACTATGTCTTGTTTTGGTTGAGCTTTATCATACTGAGGTTTAGCGGCTCCTTTCGAAACGCTTTGTTTAAGTTGCGCTGCAACTTCATATATCTCAGCATCTGCTTTCTCAGCCACATCAAGATTTCTAGATCTCGATGGTTTGTAGACATGCCAGCTTTTACTGCCCGCTGTTTTTCCAACCGTCTTTAAATTATAGACAGCCGAATATGCAGCTGGATTAAAAGAACCATCTTTATCAGTGAATCTAAGATTCTTAATAAGATTATTAAGTTCTCTTGCAGGTGAAAGATTAGATGACCTCATTGGTATAACCGCAGGTTTCAACTCATTACCTACCATTGCTAGTACGTAAAAGTATGCAGTCTTTTCAACATAGTTACCATTCGGTAATCTATATCTACCATTTCTCTCTTCCACGGCATCTGCTGGAATCTCTAAATGAGTTCCGACTGGAGCAGAAGCACTATCGCCTCTTTCCTGCCATTCTGGATATCTAGTGTGAGAGTGAGCTATCACTACATCAAGACCTTTTTCACCGTCAATAAGTTGCCCGAAGCCTGAAGCATAAATCATTCCAGGTTTTGCTCCTTCGACATGTTTAGGATCTCTCTCATTACATTCTGGTGAAAGTTGATGAAGAATTTTTAAAAGCGGAGTCGATACATCGTCCGATTTAATTTCTTCAGCGCCTTTACCTGCGTCTGCTCTGAGATTGATATTAGCTAGTGCACCCGCACTATTCTTTTTAACTACTTCTTTTTCCATTATTACTCCTTTGTTAGTTTGTTAGTTTAGTAGTTTATTTTTTGGTTTTTATTTTCGTTTGATTTCCTTCAAACGTTCTGAACAACTCTGAAGGAATTTTTCCACCACGTGTATGGAAATCCTCCAAAGTTGTTCTTAGAGTAGAAGCATGAACCGCAACCTTTCGATCGGGATCATAACCTTGTCCTCTTG